ACGTTTCCATATATCTCCATAGGTGACAGTCAGGTTCTGCCAGACAAGGCCGACTGCATCGACGGGACAGAGATCTTCTTCAGCATAGACGGATGGGCTCGAGACAAGAGCATACCGATGGTGAAGAAGATCAGCAAGGCAGTAGTGGCCGCGCTGGACGACCAGGATCTCACGGTCTCTGGATACTCTGTGATAGTGTTCGAGCTGAACACCGTCAACTATCTGCGTGATCCGGACGGACTGACTCGTCACGTCGCGCTGAACTTTCGTGCGTTGATACAACTAGCTTAACCGAAGGAGAAACTAAGATGGCACAACCGACCGTTATCCCGGGCACCAAGCTGCTGATCTTGATCGGCATCGGCGGTGACTCACCCTCCGGGAGCCCGGACGTCTTCTCTGAGCCGTGCGGGTTGACTACCAAGAACTTCAGTCTGTCGGCGTCTACTAATACTACGCTGATCCCGGACTGTCTCGATCCTTCTCTGCCCGCGTGGGAGGCGAAGGACGTGAACGCCTTGTCGGCCGAGGTGTCTGGCTCTGGCGTGATGGCCTGCGAGTCGTTTCACACTTGGCTGGACTGGTTCATGGGCGCGACTGAGCGCAGTGCTCGCATTCAGCTCGTGTCTCCGACTACTCTGCCGCTGTCTCTCGGCTACTGGCTGGGATCGTTCCTGCTCACCGACCTCAAGTACGGTGGTGTTCGTGGACAGAAGGTCACTCTCGACCTGACTATGGTGAACAACGGCGCACTCACGTTCGTTCCCGCGTGAGTTCCACATCTAGCCACGGAGATATGGATCATGGCAGTGAACGGAGAAGTGGAGTTGACTTGGGCGGATGGTACGCACAAGTTCAACATAGCGAAGGTAGCTCAGATACTGGAGCTCGAGGACAAGTGCGGATGCGGCATAGCAGAGGTCTTCAGCCGCATCCGCGATGGCAAGTGGAAGCTGAACGATATCAGGGAGACCATTCGTCTGGGACTCATAGGTGCTGGTCAGGAGCCTCTCAAGGCTCTGGTGCTGGTTCAGCGGTACGTAGACGAGAGGCCTCTGACAGAGAGCGTCTATATCGCGTTGGTCGTCATCATGGCCGCACTGACGGGCGTGCCTGGAGACGAAGTCGGAAAAAAAGAGAAGGCGGAGACGGCCAAGGAGACTCCAAGTCGCCAGTCTACCACGACGACGGAAGAGTTCGCCGCTCCGCAGTCTACGGTCTCGGAGCAGCCCTCGGGTGGTCTCCAAGACAGACAGACGAACTGACCTTGTGGGAGCTGACCGCCAGCGTAGACGGCTACAACAAGTCTCAGGGCGGAGATACACCAGTGGAGCCACCGAGCAACGAGGAGTTCGACTCCATGGTGATGAGTTATCACGAGTCCAACATGACGATACAGTGAGATGGCAAACGAGACAGCAGCTCTAGTCGTAGCGCTCTCCGCGCAGCTGACGAAGTTTCAGAGTGACATGGACGCTGCGTCTGCCATCGCCGGCAACGCGGTGAAGGGCATCGAGGACAGCTTCAGCAAGCTGAACCCCGACGCCTCCAAGTTCATGAGCAACTTCGCAGACGCCGCGAAGGGTCCGGCTCAGGACGCGGGCAACACCATCGGCGTGGCCCTTCTGGCCGGGTTCGGCGTGGCCATCGCGGCGATAGTCACCAAGATAGGTACTCTGATAGACGGTCTGTCTAAGATCGGCGATCGCGCGGACGAGCTGCGTCTGCCGGTCAATCTGCTTCAGGCGCTGTCGGTCGCCGCGGACGAGGCGAGAGTTCCGCAGGAGAAGCTGAACAAGGCTCTAGACAAGTTCACCGAGGTCAGCAAGGCGTCTAAGGATACTGCGGAGGACTTCTACAAGGCGCTGAGCAACGTGGGCAAGGGTTTTGTGGACGCGTTCGAGAAGGCTCCCACGCAGGCCGCGAGGCTGGACGTCATAGCCAACGCTCTCAGGTCGACGACCGACGAGGTCAAGAGAGCTCAGCTGGCGCAGACGGCCTTCAAGACGGACAACGAGCAGTTCATCTCGATCCTGGCCGGCGGAGAGCAGGGCATCGCGGCGGCCGGACAGAGGATGAGGGAGCTGGGACTGGCCATCGATGAGGCTGCGGTCAAGCGCGCTCAGGAGGCGCGAACCAATTTGTCGCTGCTCGCCAGAGTCATCGGGGACGAGCTGAGCAGCTCGCTCGGCGCTCTCGTGCCGACGCTGGCCTCTGTAGTACCTCTCATCATCAAGATGTCTGCGGCGGTCAGGGACTTCTTCGACGCTCTCAAGCCAGCGGAGCAGCAGGGTCCGAAGGCGCTGGAGTCCAACATCAAGGATCTAGAGACTCAGATAACTAATCTGGAGGCTCTCCAGGAGAGGATCGCTACCGGAGACGGGAAGGGCGTAGGCGCGGAGGGATCGTTTCAGCAGGCGTTCAACACCAAGCTGGGACAGCTTCTCAATCTCACCGCGAACGACACGACGGACCGCGACAAGCTGATCGCCATCGGCGAGAAGATAGACGAGTTCAGGACGCAGCTGGACAAGCTGAAGCAGGCGAGAGCAGAGTTCGAGGCGTCGGACGTCACGGTCGGCGGCGACCCGAACAAGGGTGCTCACGCTGGTGGTCCAGGTGCGTTCAAGCCGAGGCCACTTCTCAATCCAGCCGCCGGTAGTCAGGCTGATCCGTTTCAGGCTCAGGTGGACAGCATCAACCGGCACATAGCGGCGCTCAACGCGGACGCGGCGGCGGTCGGCAAGACCGCTGCGGAGCATCAGCAGCTTCGCACCGAGGTGTCGCTGCTGCAGGCCATTCAGCGAGAGGGTGGCGAGGTCACTCAGGCGCAGATCGACAGCTACGCCGTTCTTCGCGCGTCCATGACGCAGCAGGAGGCGCTGACGGCGGCTGGCATCGAGCTGAATCAGCGGCACGCGGACTCGTTCACCAGCGTGTCGCAGCGAATGCTGACGGCGGCCGACGCCGCGGACAAGACCAAGCTCGCCTTTCAGGGCATCCAGAACGCCGTGCAGTTCGGAGGCAATCAGCTCATAGACATCATGGATGGTCTGCGCAATAAGACCCTGAGCGCCGCAGACGCCATGAAGAATCTGACGAACAATCTCATTCGCGCTCTGGAGCAGGCTCTTCTTCTGGGTCAGGGACCGCTGGCCGGACTGCTGGGAACAGCGACCTCGGTTCCAGGTGGAACCGGAGGTCTCGGCGCGATTTTCTCGTCCTTCTTCAGTGGAGCCAGAGCGAGCGGTGGCAGCGTGTCCGCCGGCGGAGCGTATCTTGTCGGAGAGAACGGACCAGAGCTGTTCAAGCCGAACGCCTCGGGGAACATCATACCCAACGCGATGTCCGCGGGAAGAGGAGGCGGTCAGACGGTGGAGATAAACAACTACGTGTCCGCCGACACGGAGACTCGCACGCAGAGACGGCAGGATCCAGCAGGCGGAGAGCGCATGATCGTAGACATAGTTCGCAAGGCTCAGGCCAGAGGCGACTTCGACGACGTGAACAGAGGACGGTTCGGCGTTCGACCGACCAAGGTGCGATGACCAACACTTGGCCCTCTACTCTTCCGCAGTGTCCTCTCCTCAACAACTTCTCCGAGGAGAGGCAGGTCAACGTCGCCTCGTTTCAGGGAAGCGTGGGGACGGCGAAGATGCGTCGTCGCAGCACTGCAGTCTCGACCCTCACCGCGGTCGCGTTTCGCCTTACGAGCGCGCAGCGGCTCACGTTCAACACGTTCTTCGAGACTACGCTGGCGGACGGGACGCTGCCGTTCGAGTGGCTGCATCCCATAACGAAGGTCAACTACACGTGGATCTTCAGGCCGGAAGAGGTTCCCAAGATAGACCGCATGACCCCCGGCACCTTCCGGGTCAGCTTCAACCTACTGAGACTTCCATAGATGCCTCGCAACATATCGATGTCGTTTCGTCAGTCGGCCGAGGCCAACTTCTCGGACGACGTAGATCTCTGCTTTCTCACGATATCGCACCCTACGCTGATAGATCCAATTCGCGTAGTGTGGGACACGAAGGACTTCGTCTACGGGGGCAACACGTTCATCGGGTTCCCGTTCGACATCACGCTGCTGTCGGACGACGAGCAGCCTCCCACAGCGAAGCTGACGATACAGAACGTAGATCCGCGCATCGGCGACACGGTGCGTCTTCTGCAGTCGCCGCCTCGTCTCAAGATGGAGCTGCTGTCCTCCACAGATTTCGTGCTGACTAACGATCCGCGAACAGAGGTGGGATCTCCAGTGCCGACAGTCGTCTACATGGCGGACAAGCTGTTCCTCACTAACATCCAGGTGGACGTGCTGGCCATCTCTGCGACGATAGTAGGCTGGGACTATCTGCAGAGAGTATGGCCGGGTCAGCGAGCGCTGCAGTCTACTTTTCCAGGGCTCTTCAGATGAGTAGACCGTGGTTCGAGAAGTACGTCGGTCTTCCGTTCGTGGACGGAGGACGCGACTGGCCGGGGGTGGACTGCTGGGGTCTCGTGCGACTCGCGTTCAAGACCGAGCACAAGATAGAGCT